TATGAAAAATTTTCCTAAATCACTATTTAAAAGTTCGTTATCAAATTCATTTTCATAAATTCCAATTTTCTTTAATTCTCTTGCTTCATTAATTAAGTTAAAATACTTTTGACTTCCAGGTCTGAATACATTCTCACTAACAGGAATATCATTTTCCAAATGATATTGTAATTCTTCAGAAATTAGAGGAGTTTCTTTATATTTTTTTAGTGCCTTTATGATAGATTCTTTCATTGATTCATTTTTTGGTTTGTATGATGTCATTACGGGTTTTTGACCTTTCCCTGTTTGTGTATCTTTCTTTTCGGCCGCTCTCTTTTGTCTACATGCCGCTTTTTTTTCGGAGTCACTCATTTTACCAGCAACACCTGCAGCTCTACATTTAGGATACGCTTTAGAATCCGCATCAGGTCTACCACACGGTGGATGTTTACCATCTTTATCCCTACTACATATATTAACCCACGGACCTTTTGGTTGTGAACTACCTTTTGGTTTCTTTTTTTTACCGAACCAAACCGCTAAATCTTCAGAAAGTAGATACTCATTCATATTGATAAATTTTAAAAAATACTTATACATATAAGTATCAAATAAAGTTATTATGTCACAAAATTTTGATGAAGGTTTTCTATTCGATGCTATTAAGTATCAGAACAATGATGATTTGGGTCGTTTTTTAGAAAAGATGACACCTGACCAAGGGTTATATTGTTTAATTCAGGCAGCTAAATGTGGATTTACACGTGGAGTTTTTTCTATTGAAGAAACTGAAGTGTTATCAAAAGCAATCCGTCTAATTACCCGTGACTCCGATGCTAGTCCAAGTAGTATCGGTGACCCAGAAGTTCACAAGGCTTAATTTTTTTTAAAAAATCTTTAAAACAAAAAAAAGGGGACCGAAGTCCCCTTTTCTATTTAGTGTTTTGAGTATTATCTCAATTCTCTTAAGTCGAATGTTCTAACACCATCAACTGTTACCTTACCGTAGAATCTGTTGTTAACCATCTTCTTAGCGTATCTTGTCATGATACCCTTGATAGGAGTGAAGTTGAATGGGTTGTACATAGTTGGAGTCAACTGAAGAGGTACATATGGTGCGTAAACGTAACCTGTATCTAACAAAGAGTTACCTTTGTGTCCCAACAATACTGTGTTTGGTGGGAAGTATGGGTCACGATATACTTGATATCTACCTGCTAATGTACCGATTCTTTCGATACCCATGTTGTACTGGTCCTGCTCAGGAGCTGCGTTTGAAACGTGGAAGTACTCCAAGTCATCAAAAATTGCACTGATTTCAGAAGATACAACAATCCAGTTTGCTCCACCTCTTAAAGTAGACTTGTGAATTTGAGCTGAAATTTGGTTGATTGCAGTAATCAACGTTTGGTTCCAGTCTTTCTGAGTGTACTGAGTTAATGGAGTAGCTGTTGTTCCTCTCTTCCAACCGTTGTAGTCCCATCTTAATGTCCAAGCCGCACCTTTTCTAAGGTCTCTCAAGATTTCTCTGTCGATTTCAGCCGCCACTTGCTCTGACAATAAAGCTGTCAATTCAGCTTCAGCGTCGATGTTGTGGAATGCTGATACGTCTTGTGCCATTTCTGGTGACCATTGAGCTCTTAACTTTCTTTCTGTAACTGCTCCGATAGAACAAGGAACTTGGAAGTCAGCCTCAAGGTAAATTTTACCGTCAGCGTCACAAATGTTGTCATAAGAACCACCGTTAGCCGTGTTCGAAGAACCGAATGCTGGTGATGATGTTCCACCGTACTCAACGATACCTTTACCGTATTTCTGTGTTACAACTCTGAACAACAAGTTACCTGTAACTGCTGACCATGGAGATGTACCTGGAGTTGATGTAATAGTCAAATCAGAAAGGAATGTTTCTGTGTCGACTGTGTTACCATCAGGACCCATTAACTTACCGTATGAACCTGCGTTAGAGAAACCTGACATAACAAGTAATACTTTTCTGTATTCACCTGCTGTGTAACCAGATGCTACTAATGAATCACCTACCCATACTACAGTTACGTTTGGTGCAGTTACAGAAGAGAACTGACCTTTAGAGTAATCGAATAATCCTGGTGGGTCAAGAGCTGGTTCGTTACCTTCGTAGAATCTATCGTAAAGGTCTTTACCGTTGTCTGCTCCATAACCTTGGTTAGGGTTGTTCTGACCTGAATCAACTGCTTCAGGTGAACCGATTGGTGCGTAGTGTTGTGTACCGTTAGCACCACCAACATACTGTTGAATTTTAGGTACGAAGTAGAACAATTTACCGATAGGTAAGTTCATAGCTTGTACTGATACGATATCGTTAGCCAATAATTTAGAGAATACTCTTCTAACGATAGGGAAAACAACCGTCTCAAATGAACCTGTGTCAGATGTAGATGATGCTTCGTTGATTAGGTAAGAAGCTTGGTTTTCGTAAAGTTGAGCCACATTTTCTCTCATGTGACCTTTCAAACCTTCCAAGAAACCTAACTTATCCCATTTGTTGATTGTGTCTTCTTTGATAACTTTCAAGTGCTTAAGACCGATGTTACCAACAAGACCTGATTCTAATAATGCTCCCATTTTAGTTTTTATTTAGTTTTGTTTTAGTTTATTTTTATTTTTGTAATTTACTCATTAAATCTTTCATTCTTAAGAACTGAGGATTTTCATAAGTTTTTGACTCAATAAGATTTGTAGAAGCTCCTCTTGATGGAGTCTTAGCAACTTTAGCCTCAACTGATTCAGAAATAGTTGAGGTTTCTTTGCTTTGATATTCTTCTTTCAAAGTCTTATAAAGAGTCTTTGATTCTTTTAAAGATTCAACAGTGTCAAATCTTCTCAAAATGTTAATTTTTTCTTGTTTTGTTGTTGTGTGCTCAGTGAACAATCTCGTTGCGTAAGCTAAGTTTGAATTAAAAACAGCTACTTCATTTAATTTTTCTCTGAAAATATTTAATGCTTTTCTGTATTCTTCATTCTTTGCTCTCAAAGATTCTACTTCTTTAGCCATCTCACTCTCAGATACAGTTCTTACCTTTTGTTTTGGTAAACCGTGTCTTTTTGGGTCGTTCTTAGAACCATTACCCAAAGTACGAGCCGCTTCAGTTGTTTCAGCTTCTTCTTCCTCTGACATTTCAAATGACTTCTTTTTCAAGTTCATACCAACACCCTTAGGTTTAATAGTCATTGAACCTTCTTTCATTTCACCGTCTTCCATTTCAGAATCTTCCATTTCAGATAGGTCAAATGATTTTTTCTTAAGGTTCATTCCCATACCTTTTGGTTTAATTGTCATTGATTCCTCAACCTCATCTTTGGATGTTTTTGTTTTTTTAGTTGTGTAATTTTCATTACCTTCCAACTTTTCGTTAACTCTTTTAACGGCTGAATTAACTTTAGTTGACAATTCTTCTTTAAGGATTTTGTCAACAATCGAATTTATTTTTGACTCAATAGTTTTCATGTTTTTATTTTCTATATAAATATTAGTAATTGTTGTTTATTCTACGAAACCCATTTCCTTCGCTAATATGTTTTTAATAACATAACTAGGGATGTTCGTTTTTTTGGAAACATTTTCAACAACAGTATTAATTGTTTTGTTTTCAAATATTTCAAGGGCGTTAATGTCTCCCTGATTACAATAAGGAAACTTATTACATTTTTCTTTTATCTTAACAAATTTTGAACCAGGTCCTCCAAGTTTTGGAAATGATTTATCTTTAACAGCTCTACTATTATAGATACTTTTAGGTCCATCAATTGCTAATGGGTCTTTTCTCTTTTTAGATGGGAATGGTACATCATACTGACCAACAGATGCCGATGTTGTTGCTTCAGTCGCCTCAATCTTTTTTAACTTAACGTAATACTCAGGGTCTTCAAAGATATGGTCCATGGCTATTTCTTTAGCTATTGATTTGGACTTTGTGTGTTCCATCTCAACCTCAATACCTCTTTGTAGTTGTGACTTAATTTTATCTAAAGATACTTTATGTTTCTTAGCTAAATCCATAAGAGACATTCCATCTGATTTACCACCCTCAATTTCAGATTCAGTTACATCACCACCCATAGGTTTTGTTTCATCAGGCTGTTCATTTTGTGAAGGACCAAAAAGAGCCCCTGAATATTGTCCTGATGACGCAGTTGTTGTCGCTTCTTTAGCTTCAACTTTGTCTTCCTCTTTAATGTCACTAATCGATGTCATTTGTGACGTTGTATTCTCAGACGAATTAAGTCCAGGACTCTTAAGTTTGTTTTCTTGGAATGCACGATTCAAAGAAGCCTTAATCATTGATTTTAGTGAATTTTCAGAAATTCTCATTATTTTACATTTTTTAACGCTGGTTCCCAAAAACTTCTTTGAGTCCACATGAGTCTATAAAACTCTTTCATTATCTTGGCAACAATCTCATTAATATCTCCTTTAATTTTTCCTTTTTGAATCTCTTGTCTGATTTTTTCAATCATTGTTGTTTCAAATTGTTTCAAAGTATTTGAGTCAAGAAAACCTTTGATTTCCTTTCGTATCATTACTTCGATGTCTTTTTTATCTGCAGGAGTAAGTGCCATGTTTATAAATATTAAAGAGCCACAATAACACCTAAAACAATACCTAATATTTGTTGTGTTTTATTATCCACCAATTCATTTTGTGATTTTATAACACTTGATAAAATTTGAATTGAATCCCGTGCAACACCTAATTGATTTTCTAATAATTTTTTTTCTTCCAATACTAATAAAGCATTTCTTAATGCCTCACATGGTACCACACATTGGGTTGGTTTACTTGAAGGTGCTGAAACGTTCTGTGAATAAATCGGTAACGTCATCATCGTCAAGACTGTTAAGACGAGCAACTTGTTTTTCATAATCTTTCTTATATTTTTTTGATTGTTTGGCTAAATCCGCCAATTCTTTATTTTTCTTTTCGATATCTTGAAGAATCTCATTGTTTCTTTTTTCAATGTTTTTGAACGCAATATTGTTTTGTTTTATAACAACATTTAACGAATCAATTACCCTTTGTGATTCGGCAATTTCTCTTGGTCTTTGAAATGAAAAAAAGAATACAAACCATAAAATACAAATGAGTCCAATAAGACTCAAAATGTTTTTAACTTTATCCAAAGTTATACTTTGAATGAATAATAATACTTTATTGTAAATGTTCTTAATCTGTTCCATTACTCAGTGTCAGGCATTGTTTTCTTTCTTGATGCCAATACCTTAGCCTATTTTGATTTAAATTGTTCATAGAACTTAGTTAGTTTATTAATTAATTCAATCAATTCGGTGTCGAGTTTAATCATATCACCATTGATATATACACCTGAATTTTCCCCAATAGTGAAGTAAAATTCCAAATCAAAATCAATTACTTTACCACTCCAATCAACATTGTTTGGGTAAACATTTAAAACACCAAAATCAGAAAGGTCTGAAACCTGCTCAACAAATTCATCCATTGTTTCTTGGAAAGCAACTTTTTCATCTGTAGTAAGCTCCAATTCTTTTTGGTCTTTACCATGCATTTTTAAAATACCACCTGATACTCTATATGCCTGTGTTTTGTCTTTTTGTGGCTCAGTTTCATTATCAATGTTAACCTCAATATCTTTTTCAATATTAGTAGGGTCGTTAGGTATAACAGCTTCTTGGATTATCCCTTTTTGAATAAGGGTCTCACGGGTTTCATCTAATTTAGATTTACCCAACATACTTCTTGAGTTTTCTAGAAGTCTTTTTATTTCATCATACTGGTTCATTTTCTAATATTTTTTTAAAATAATCAAAATTAAAAGCCGGACTTAAATCCGTACTTTCGGTTGTGAAGTTACTTCTTGTTACAATTCCTTCAAATTTTTCAATTCCATCTAACTTTACATTATGACCTATACAGGTCGGAGGTACAGAGAACATTTCACATAAATACAAACTAAGTTCAAGTAAACTTTCCATTTGTGCGTCTGTGTAAGGTTCCCAAAAAAAGTGTCCACGCCACTTTCTTTCGTATATACCTTCCTTATAAATATCACCAATCCAATTAACGTATGATGAATTAAGTGGATTTTTCTTTAACCAACCAAGGTTCTCCAAACATATGACTATTGATGTTTTATTTTGTTGTTCAGAATCTAATATGTTAGAATAAAAAGAAGGGTCAATCATTTGAAAGACCCTTCCATCCTTTTGAATAATAAAATGTGGTGTTTTATCGTACTTTCCGTTATATCTTCCAAAATATTAGTATCTTGCTCAGAATTATCAACCTCTTGCTCTTTTTTCAGTAACATTAACTTATCTAACTCATTTTGTAGTCTTTCCAAATCCTCATTAGTTGGTGTGATTTTATTTTCATCAATTTCTCTTTCTATCTCACCAGCCTTTTTAGATATTTCATCTAAATTCTCAACAATAATATCCTTATCCTGTAATGGTTGAGTTTTCTTTTTGTCTTGTTCTTCAAACTTAACCAACATGTGTAGGAATGATAATGAAATTAAGGGTAACATACCACCAGCAAATAAAGCTAAGAATCTTTTATGAGAAATCATATTACCTGATTCAACACCAATGTAAGATACGAGAGGGTCTACCATTTCAACCCAACTTTGGAAGGGTACTGATGTCACATCAATGTATTGATATGCAAAAAAGATATTACCTAAGAATTGAATTAATGTAACGATACCAAATGGAAAATATACTTTATTACCCATTTGAGCCGATATTGCAGCTAAAGCGGCAAGAGCCGCAATTTCAATACCGATAGACAAATAAATTGCCCAACTCAAAGGGTTAGTAATACCATACCAAGTAGTTACGTGAGAAATTGATACAAAGGCAACCGTAAGGATTGGTACCAAAAACGCAACATATATTATGGTTTTGAAATTTCTTTGAAACCAATTCATATTAGTTGTTTTCTAATTTCTTTAACTCCTCATCAATTTGTGTTTGTCTGTTTACATCCAACATATTTCTATCTGTTGATTGTATCATTCTTTTTTCAGACTTCAAACCTTCTTTTTTGAGTTCTTTCATC